ATGAATGTTATTGGACTTTATGGTGCGATTGGTTGGAACGTTTTAATCTCCGACAATCCACGTTTGAGAAATCAGATAAATGAGAGTTGGACACACGGTTCTAGTGTGACACTCTTTTCTGATGGAAATCATATTGTAAGTATCAGTGAGGAAAGACTCAGTGGTATCAAATATGATGGGAACTTTCCACGTAAATCCATAGAGTATTGTTTATCTGCAGGTAATCTTTCTAAAGAAGATGTAGATGTTGTCATTGTCCCATCAATGGGCAATACCAACTTTTATAAAAATTATATTAGTGGAACACTGCAATCTAAAGTCAAAAGATATTTTCCAAAGGCACGAGTTGAGATAGTCTCTCACCATATGTGCCATGCATATTCGTCCGTGTTTTCTTCGGATTATAATGAAGGAACATTCATTACGATGGACAATGCAGGATCCATTCTGTTTAATGCCATTGGTAATGTATTCTCTACGGAAAATCATTCCATTGGATATTTTAATAAGGAGAAAGGAATCTTTAGATATCATCCTGGCATCCCCGAACTGAATAACTTTGGTAACTACTATTGGATCTGGGCACACAACATCTATTCGCAGATGGTTCAGAAGCAGATTGATATTATGGATCCAAAGTATCGTGAGACCTTCTGTGGTAAGGTGATGGGTCTCTCTGCCTATGGTAATGTAAAAGAGTTTCAGCAGGATTATCGTCAGACCTTTGAGGGTATTCCGTCTCTTACCTTCAACTCACTCCCAGGACGTGATTTTGTCTATGGGAATATGAGTGCAGAGAATAAGGCAAAGACTTTGCAACACAACTTTGAGCAGGGTATGCTTGCCTATATGAAGGCACTCAAAGAGCAAGGATACATTGATGATAATCTTTGTCTTGCTGGTGGTGTCTTCCTTAATATCCTTGCCAACTCTGTGATTCGTAAGAATAATATTGTAGAGAATATGCACATTCCGCCATTCCCCGATGACACTGGACTCTCATTCGGTGCTGCGTGTTATGGTGTATTTAAGGAAAAAGAAAAAGTAAATCTTCCACATAACATTTCACTTCTTGGATGCACTTATGGTGATGAAGAGATTGAGGAAGCACTCAAAGATACCAAGTATAAAAAGTTTGATAACTTTGAGGAACTGTGTGAGAAGACTGCCAAACTTCTTGCCGACAATAAAATTGTTGGATGGTTCCAAAACCGTTCAGAGTTTGGACCTAGAGCACTGGGTTCTCGTTCTATTCTGATGAATCCAACACCGAAGGAAAATAAGGAGACAATAAATACTCGCATCAAACACAGAGAAGAGTGGCGTCCATTCGCAGGCATTATGCTTGAGGAATATCAGGAAGAATACTTCACTGATGTTTATCCGAATGAGTATATGCTATACTCTCTTGTAGTAAGACCACATCAAAGAAAAAAACTTGGTGCTATTACACATAAAGATTTCTCTTGTAGAATTCAGACGGTGAATCAAAAGTTGCATCCAGAAGTTACGATACTTCTCCAAAAATATAATGAGGAAACAGAATGTCCTATTCTTCTGAATACTTCTTTTAATGATAATGGTCAACCGATTGTGGAAACTCCCCAAGACGCAATAAATACGTTTAAAAATATTGACCTAGACTATCTTGTAATTGGAAATTATCTTGTAACCAGAAAATAAAATTATGAAATTCACAGTATACTCAAAAGACAACTGCCCTTATTGTTATAAGGTGAAAACTGTGATGGAACTGACTGGCAGTGAATATAAAGTCTTAGAACTTGGAGAGCACTTTACAAAGGAAGATTTTTATTCTATATTTGGTGAAGGTTCTACATTTCCTCAGGTTTTATGTGACGACAATACTATAGGAGGATGCATTGATACAATCAAATTTCTCAGAGACAGACGAGTCATCAAGTCTTAACATAAATAAAAATGAAGACCACAAGAATCGTGGTATTGAATTTTTACTTAATGGAGGTAAAAGAAAGCAAACACAACCATTTCACATCATCTTTGAAAAGATGGTTTGCTTTCTAAATCGGGAAGTAAACGTCTATTTTGAGTTTTCCCTTAATGTGGGAAAGAAAAAAAGAGTTAAACCCCGGAGAAAGAACAATGTTAGCAGTTAGTTTAGTTTTTGGTTCATTCCTAACCATTTTATTTCTGATACTGGGTACGATGATTGGTTGGACTGCAAGAGAATATATGATGAACTATCGGGAAGTACCAAGACCTCACCCCGAAATGTTTGATGAACAAGGGAATCTAATCCCAGATGAGGTAATTGCATTTAACTTTGAAAACTATCATGACGACTACGAAGAAAGCGACGACGACGAGTAAAAAACCTAGAGTAATCAAACCACAGGAACCGGTTCCTAATCTTCCGAAGAATCCTTTTGCTTTCGAAGTTTTGGATCTTGTGTCCAAACAAAGAACCAAGACAAAGAAGGTTGAGATTCTCAAAAAATATGAAGAACCTTCCTTAAAATCTCTTTTGATTTGGAACTTTGATGAGTCTGTGGTTTCAATGCTTCCTCCTGGTGAGGTTCCATATTCTGGTTTTGATGATCAGAATGTTTATAGTGGGACTCTAACAACCAAGATCAACGAAGAAGTTCGTAAAATGCACGAGACGGGATCATTCTCTCTTGGTTCTAGTGATCAGCAAGGACACACCACGATTCGTAGAGAGTCTAAAAACTTTTATCGATTTATAAAAGGTGGACAGGATGGATTGAGTACGGTTCGTCGTGAAACAATGTTCATTAATATTCTTCAAGGTCTTCATCCATTAGAGGCAGAAATTCTTGTCTTGGTAAAAGATAAAAGACTCTCCGAAAAGTACAAAATCACACAAGATGTAGTTGCACAAGCATATCCAGATATTAATTGGGGTGGTAGAAGTTGAAGATTAAATTTATTCATGAAGATTGTGATCCTTCTTTGGCAGACGATAGAAGTTTGCCACACACAGCTTACTTAGTAGAGTATAAAAAGGATGGAGTATCTCATTATGATATCGTGATGGCAGGTAAGAAGGTTGATATATTTGACTACTACTGGGACAAGTATCGACATGACTTCGTGACCATGAATCAGAGTGAAGGTAGAACCAATCCAAAGTTGTGGGGTAACAAACCACCCGAAACCAAAAAGCGGAAGTGATTTCAAAAATAGTCGAAAAAAAATCCCGGCAAAAATTTGACCTGTAGGGTCGCTTGACTAAATAAGGTATTAGGTCTATAATGGACCTACGTTCATCTCATTTGCTATTTGCGAATAACGAATGAGACGCAAGTAAGTCGCGCAACGGATTCGTTGATCCTATGCTTTCATTAGCACTCATCTTTTTTAGTCATGTCCCAGTGGAGAATTATCTTCGCTGTGATGACTTTAATTGGTTGAGAGAAGGATTAGAAGAGACAACTCTTTTCACTCCCTTTGAGAAGGCTGATATTCTTATCCATTGGATGGAACATACAGACCCTCAATGCTTTGAAGCACAGGACGCAAACGACTGAAGGAACGGGTTTTAATTAACCTTAGTATTTCAGGAGACAAACTCATGAACACACTCACTCTCATCAAAAAGCAGATCCAGAAGCAAGCAGCACTTCATGATGCTCAGATTGCGATGACCACCTATCGTGGTGTTCGCTATGAGTGCCAACACGGTGCTGAAGAAGTTCACGGAACATTCTGCTATCGCGGTCACACCTATAACAAGTGATGGATTATCGATATCACTTTGATGATATGGATGCCAGCAACAGACCACCATCTTGTTATCAACTCAAATATAGAGGTGTAACATACTGGTCTTGCTATAAAATACACTTGCGTGAATACTTTGATCAACTTTTAGAAGTTGAACCAATGTATAACAGGAGGGGTTGAAAACCCCTCTTTTTTTATGCTATAATGTGGTGAAACAGCAAAGTATTATGGAGAAAGAAAGACTAAAACTTATTGTTCGAAACCTTGAACTTCTTGTTGATTCTTTGAAGGCAGAAGTGTATTCTGACGTGGACGCATATAAAACGTCTGTAGATACTTCCAAACTTCCTGGAATGACTGATTATGATGAAATCTTTGAGGATGATGATGGATATCCAGACTAAAACAAAGAAAGCAAAAGAACTTATAAAATTGCTTGAAAGACTCATCAAACAAGATCATCTTTATACTGAAGAACGTATTATTGAGATGAAAAATGCTCTTCGTAGTGCAAAAGAAGAAGTTGCAAAAATGGAAAAAGAAAACTCTAAAGGATTTGGAAAATGAATGTAAGACTGATTAGTGTCACTCCTGATGCCGAAAAAACTATGGGGTATGTTGCGAGAGTGTCAAACCCAAATAATCAGGAAAACCCCAAAGTTGCAGGACTTCTTAAGTATTGTGTAAATCATCAACACTGGTCTGTGTTTGAGCAGGCATTTATGACATTGGAGATTGAGACCACTCGTGGTCTTGCAGCTCAAATTTTGCGTCATCGTAGTTTCACATATCAAGAATTTTCGCAACGATATGCTGATTCTTCCCTACTCGGTGAGACGATTCCCCTCCCAGAACTGCGAAGACAGGACACCAAGAATCGTCAAAATTCTATCGATGATGTTGATCCGTTTACGATTCAAAAGTATCAGATTTTGATGCAAGAACATTTTAAACAAGGAATGGACTTGTATCAAAAAATGTTGAACGATGGAATCGCAAAAGAGTGTGCTCGCTTTGTGCTTCCTTTGGCAACACCGACTAGACTCTATATGAGTGGTTCCTGCCGTTCTTGGATTCACTACATCACTCTGAGGTCTGCAAACGGCACACAGAAGGAGCACATGGACATTGCAGAGGCATGTAAGAAAATCTTTATTGAGCAGTTCCCGACTGTTGCCGAAGCA